CGGAGAGGCAAGAGAAAACACTGACGCTTACTCTGAGGGTCTACCAAGAGCGCAGAGAACATAGGAGTAAAATATGGCAACAGCAAATGCAGCGACCAATTATCTTGAGAGAAGAATATTACATTTTTTATTTAAAAATAATTCTCTTAGTTTTTCTAGTCCGGGTGACAGTATTTATGTAGGACTTGCAACCGCAGTAAGTGCAGCAGAAACTGGATCATTAACAGAAGCTACGTTTACAAACTATGCAAGACAACAAGTTACTGCGGCAAACTGGACTACAATAGGTGCAGATTCAACAGATACACAAACTGCAAAGAACGCAGCAAATATAGAGTTCCCAGCCTCTGGTGGAACAAGCAATACAATAACACATGTGTTTCTTGCAGACGCAGCTAGTAGTGGTAACATACTTTTTGTTGGAGCTTTAGATGCAAGTAAGACTATAGCTAGTGGTGATATATTTAGAATTAATGCGAACAATCTAACAATAGAGTTGAAGTAATGGCGCTTGTACTTAACGATAGAGTAAAAGAAACTACGACCACAACTGGTACTGGCACACTCACATTAGGTGGGGCGGTCACTGGTTTTGAAACTTTTGCAGCAGGTATAGGTAATTCTAATACAACGTATTATGCTGTAATACTTCCCGGCACTGCCGAGTTTGAGGTTGGTTTAGGAACATTAAGTAGTGACTCTAGCACGATAGCAAGAAGCACAATTATTAGTAGCTCGAATAGTGATAACGCAGTTGATTTTAGTGCAGGTACGAAAAATATATTTTGTACAATACCTGCATCCAAATCAGTGTTTTTAGATGCTAGTGGTAATACAACACTAGGTGCAGATTTATCTATTGGAGATGACTTAACAGTTTTAGGTGGTGTAATTGATTTTAAGTCTAATAGTGGATCACCAGCATCTTTAAAAATGTATTGTGAAGTATCAAATGCTCATTTCCAAACATTACAGCCACAGCCACATTCAGTAAGTGCAAGTAATACTTTGCGACTTCCAAGCAGCGGCAGCAGTGATACACAAGATTTAGTCGCTGTAGATATTACGCAAACACTTACAAACAAGACTTTAACAACTCCTACAATTAATGGTGCGACCCTTGGGTCTGATAATATAGCCACAGCCAGTAATGGTGATATTAATCTTGCACCTAATGGAACTGGTAAAGTAGTTATTAAAGGTAATACCAATCAAGGTAAAATAGTATTAAATTGTGAGGCTAATAGCCACGGACAGACAATTATAGCTGCACCACATTCTGAAAGTGCCAACAATGTTCTTACATTACCAAGCACTGGAGGTGATGCTAGATTGGTTTCTACTTCATCAACAGCTACTCTTACAAATAAAACTATAGATGCTTCTCAACTGTCTGGAACTGTGGCAAATGCAAGATTAGATGCAGATCTGCAAGCACTAGCTGGTTTAACTTCGGCAGCAGACAAAGGCATACAATTTACTGGATCAGGGACTGCATCAACATATGATTTAACAGCGGCAGGTAAAGCATTACTTGACGATGCAGATGCAGCTGCACAAAGAACAACACTTGGGTTAGGAACAGCCGCAGTTGCGGCTACTGGTATATCTAATGGTAATGTATTAGTTGCAACAAGTGGTATTGCCGATAATGATTTTTTGAGAGTTGATGGTACAAGTATAGAAGGCAGAAGTGCTACTGAATTATTAAGTGATATAGGTGCAACAAGTGCTACAGATGCAGCGAATGAGGCAACAGCTTTAGCAATAGCGTTAGGATAATAACATGGCAAATACATTTAAAGTAGTTACAGCAACAGGGATAACAACTGAAGATCAAATATATGTTGCAGGTGGTTCTGTTCAAGCAACAATAGTTTTAGGGATTATGGTTGCTAACACGACAACAAGTCAGGTTACTGTATCAGTAAAACTTGTATCAGATACAGCCAGTAGAACACATAGTGGAACTAATAGTGGTAATAATGCTACAGTTCATTTAATTAAAAATGCACCAGTACCTGTAGGCTCGTCTCTTGAACTACTAGCTGGTAACAAAATTGTATTAGAGGACACTGATGAACTTACATTTGCCGCATCAGGAGCATCTGACATAACTATTTCTATTATGGAGATAACCTAATGCCTTTTGTTGGTAAGTCACCAGTTACAACCTTTGAGGCTACAACTGCCGTACAAAGATTCAATGGTGATAACTCAGATACTACATTTACATTAAACAGAACAGTAAGCTCAGTACAAGATGTGCTTGTATCTGTTGATGGTGTTGTACAAGATACATCAGCATATACCATACCAGATGGCACAACATTGACATTTACTGCCGCACCTAGTTCTGGAACTGCAAATATCTTTGTAAACTTCTTAGCACCACAAACTGGCACAGTTACACCAGCAGATGAGAACAAAGGTAATTTTAAGGCAGGTGGTTTGTTTAGAACTAATGCACAGAACTTAACTGCTAATACAACAATATTAGCAACTGAAAACGCACAGGTTACTGGAACATTTACAATAGATAGTGGCGTTACTTTGACTGTAAATAGTGGCGGAAGGTTGGTGGTATCGTGAGTAAAATAAAAGTAGATGCAATACAAGGAACGAGTGGAGCTTCAACAGCTATTACATTAAGTGGTGATACTGCAACTTTTGCACAACCACCAGTTGGTGCATTTATTTCTGAAGTTGATGTATTTAGATTAACTGCAAGTCAATCAGGTGGCACAAATGCAGATATAACATCTAATTTTGAAAGAGTTGATGATTCAAGTTTCTCTAAAATTGGAACTGGCATGACAGAAAGTAGTGGCATTTTTACATTTCCTAGGACTGGAGTTTATCAAGTTAATATGCAATGTGCTATAGTTGGAAATAATGATGCAAATTCAATGGTAGGTGCTCAAGTATCAAGAAACAGTGGTGGTGCTTTTGATGATGTTGCTCTTGCAAACGGAGGAGAAGGGGCAAGTGCAGATAGTAGAGTAACCGCATTTGCTCATTTTTTTGTTAATGTTACTGATATTAGTACGTTTCAAGTAAAATTTTTGACAACAAGTATGGCTGGTAATTCATTTATACAAGGTGATACTGCTCAAAATTTTACAGCTTTTTCTTTTGTTAGATTAGGAGATAGTCAATGATGCAAAAAGATTATTTACAATTAGCCTTACATAGTTTCAATGGTGGCAACTGGTATGGTTGGAAAAAAGAAGATGAAAATGGCAATAAGATACCTAACTCAGAACGTATGCAATATAAATATCTTAACATTATTAAAGATGGTGCAACCATGCCAAGTGAAGCAGATGTAAATGCAAAGATAAAAGAATTAAAAGATGCAGATACTGCAAAAGCTAATCACAAAATATCCGCACTAAATAAATTAAAATCATTAGGTTTGACTGATGATGAGATAAAAGCACTAAGGCTATAAAATGAGTGAAGTAATACTAGACACAATCACAGGCAAGTCCACTGCAACAACCATAACCATTGGCTCAACACCTGTGGTTAGTGCAAGTGCAAACTCTATGACTATTAGAGGTGAGGGTACGGCACAGACTAGTATTCAACAAGGGTTGGCAAAATCATGGTGTCATATTGATGGTGATGGCACAGCATCTATTCGTGATAGTTTTAATGGAACATCTATGACAGATAATGGAACAGGTGATTATACTTTTACTATAGCAAACGACTTTGCATCCGCAGATAGAAGAAACTGCACAATGAGTTGTTGGAACAGTGATAATAAAACTCAAGCTATTACTAGTGCTGCTAGAGGTATGCAAATATATCAAGCGTTTGTGTCAGAGTCTCCTTATGAGTTTGCTGGATCAATGAGAGTTAATGTAATATATGGTGCTAGTGGCTCTAGTAATGGAGCTGTTTTTGACAGTGGTAGCGTGTATTTAACTTTTCACGGAGACCTAGCATAATGGCAAACGGAACAATAGCATTTGATACATTACAGACAAGTGGGCAGATAACAGGCACAGCTAAGTCTGTGGATACAGATTTTGTTGTGAATGGTAGTGCGAAGCTGTTTCTTGAGTTTGACCATACAACAAACACATTAAATAATAGTCTGAATGTAAGCAGTGTTACTGATAGTTCCACAGGTAAGTTTATTCCAGTTTTTACTAACTCTTTCAGTTCAGCAACTAATTATTCTTGTGTAGGTATGTGTCGTTCATACAATATGATTGTTGATACAGATGGTAATTCTAAAGTGGCAGGAAGTGTAAAACTAAGGACTTGGTATGCTTCGGATACATCTGGTGCAAGAACAAATATTGATGTATTTCATAACAGTGTAATCTGCAACGGAGACTTAGCATGACTATAGAAACACCTGAATTTCAAGGCACACATCTTTGGGATAGATTGTGTTGGGCAAAAGAAAAGTTAGAGCCTTACAGAACAGAATATTGTGTTGTATGGGAAGACCCAGAAACACCTGATGAACCTGCAAAGGTTACACACCCTGACCCTAATTGGATGGCTTGTGCATTGCAAGGTGGTATATTACCACCAGTTGAGGTATATTGGGAGTTAGCAAAGGATGAAGCAAAGCCAGACTTTGTAAAGCATACAAGAGGTTATTTATTGCATAATACAAAGCCAGTTGAGGCAATGACAGAAGAAAGAGCTATAGAGTATTTAATTATGAAAGATATTCCACAAAGAGTGTGGAGAGATTATG